CAACCATTTAAATTATTAAGAGGAAGAACAATCTTATTAGATGTTCCAAAGAAAAAAGAATCAGGACTTCAGCTGAGTGCTAAAGATGAAGATGCTATCATGCAAGAAGCGATGAAGATGTGGGGTAAACTAAATGTTTATGCCGTAGGTGATAAAGTAGAAGAAGTTAAAGAGGGAGACAAAGTCTATGTCCGTACAAATGCACTTAACTTAGAAGTAGTTGAACGCATTGATATTGATGGAGAGACTAAACTTGTCCTTAATGAAGGAGATGTTGTTATAGTATGGTAAACTTTAGTAAAGAATCAGAAGAGCGGTATGAAAAAGTCATGTGCTCTAAAGAAGAAATGGCTGTACCAGCAAAGGATATTGAATCTAGAATTATTATTGTTAATGATTCTACTAGGCCTAATCACTACGGTGGTGCTGGTACTACTTATGAAGTATTCAACGTACTAGAAGCCTGGGGTATAGATAAAGATTTCTATCTTGGCAATGTAGTTAAGTATATTGCAAGAGCAGGAAAGAAAAATAAATCCACTGAAAAAGAGGATCTTAAGAAAGCTTTAGTATATTTACAAAGAAGAATAGACTCATTATGATCTGGTTAAAGATATTATTAGCAGCATTTGGGATAGGAACAATATGTTTCTTCTGGATTATAATCAATGCTATGACAAGACCTGTTTACAACAAGATGTATAACATGTATGTTGAAGATGAGAAGGGCCGTGCCATAGCTAATTGGACCATTGGTGCCCTAATACTAGTATCATTTTTATTTGGATATCTGATAGGATAGCTTCTTCTTTAGTTTAGTTTCCCTACCCTGTCACAAAGTCCCTGGTTTTTACCGGGGATTTTTTGTTATATAAAATATTTTTTGTATATTATAATGTATACATTTAACATTTATAGCCGTGGATATTTTAAATTTTATAAGCTGGATCAAAGGTGGTAGACAAGTTTCTACTGTAGATGCATCCAAAACATTAGTTCCTCTTGGATTAAGAGATGCAAAAAGAGATGATGGTTACCTTGCAGGTGCTATCACAGTAGAAGATTTGCTTGCACTTGTAGATACAAGTATTCAAGGAGAATCATATATTGTAGTAAAAGGTGATGGTGCAACTGCTGCCGAAAATGGTGCAGAATTAAAAGCTGCATATGATATTGCTGTTGCATCTACCCCATATGGTAGTGCTAAGTCATCTTCTAATGAGTATACTATTCTTGTAGCTCCAGGTACATATGATATGAGTGCTTATAATGGAGCATATGGTTGGGAAATAGATGCTGATTATGTAAATGTTATCAGCCTTTCTGGAATTGCTGATGTTGTTCTTACAACTTTCTTAGTTAGCAGTAGTTTCTGTACTATTAAAGGTATTGATGCAAGCCCAAATAATGGTCAAATACTTATTGACCCAAGTACTACATCTATTACATTTGATACATGTATTGCTAGTGATTTTTCATTTGGTGCAGGAATAACAATGAATGGACACACATTTAAAAATTGTACTGCAGGAAGCAATTCCTTTGGATCATCTATGGTATTATTTGCACCTATTCCTTTTGTAACACCTCCTCAATCTACACCACAAACAGTTACCATTCAAGCTTGTACTTTTGAAAACTGTGTTGCTGGATCAAATTCATTTGGTGCTGCATTTGTTGATGCAGGAATTATAGATTCAACATTTAATAAGTGCTTGGTATCAACAACGGATCCATCGCTAGCTTCTTCTTTTGGTTATGCAGGTAATTTTGGACCTAGTGGTGGAACTGTTTATATTGCTGGTACAACTTTTACAGATTGTAAGAGTGGTTGGTATAGTTTTGGTTGTCATACAGGTTTTGTAGGTGCCTCAGTTCTTATAGAATCTAATGCTGTATTTACTAATTGTAAAGCTGAAGCACACACATTTGGATACTCTTCAACTGGTAATACTGCAGAAGCACTTGGTTTCTTCAAAAACTGTACTGCTCTAATATTCTCATTTGGATATACTAGAATGACTCGCCAAGGTATGGCAAGTGGTACTTTTGAAAATTGTACTCTTATTAATAATGAAGGTTTTGGTGGTTATGAAGCAAGTGGTTTATTTATAAATTGTAGAGTAGGTTCTCCTACCACTGGTGGTGGTTTTGCATATGCATTTGGTGCTGCTGATCCTGGAGCAGGATATGCAAGTGGAACATTCACTAATTGTGCAGCATATGGATTCTTCAGTTTTGGTAATCAAACAGCTAATGGTGTTTTTACAAACTGTATAGGTTCTTCTGCTGCATTTGGTAGATTAGCAGACGGTATATTTAATAACTGTGTTGCTAGTGGTAGCGCATTTGCTTGGGATACAACTGGATTAACAGTAGCTGGTCAGTTCAATCACTGTATAGGTGGTCAAAATTCATTTGGTAATGATGATAATACATTAACTAATTATTTGCTCTCTGGTAGAGCAGCCTTTTGTATTAAAAATTACGGGGATTATTATACATCTTCGGGTGCACCAACAGTATTACAGTGTGTAAATGGAAGTAACGTTGTTGTAACAATATAAAAATAAATTATGAAAACATATAGATCAAGTCAAGAAGGTGTATGGACAACTCCAGCACACTATCCAATTACAGAAGCTGAAACAGCATTATTTAATTCTGAAGATTCTGCAGATGATGCAGCAAAAGAAGCTCTTAAAGAAACTATTGCAGCATTCTACGCAACAAACCCTTCTGAAGAAATTTCTACAGAAGTAGTAGAACAACTAAATAGTATCTATAACTCACATAAACCAGAAGTTGGAGAAGGTGAAACATATGAACTTATTAGTGCTACTATAACATTAAGAGGAGAAAAAGTTAGTGGTTTAATTAATTGTAGACCAGTAATCTTAAAAGAAGATGGTTCAAAAGATTTGAAAACTCAGATGCAAATTAGATTTTAATATTTATAACCATGGACATTTTAAATTTTATTTCTTGGATTAAAGCAGGTAACTATAGAGCTACCCTTCCAACAGACGTTACTAACTTGATTGCAGTAGGTGCAAAAGATCCATCTCGTGATGATCAGTATCTTTCTCTTGCGGTTAATGCCGCTCCTTTGCAGACATTATATCGTACAGCTAATGTAACTCAAGGTACTAGTATTACAACAGCAGTTACTGTAGATGCACTTAATGGTGTTATCACAACTGTATCATCTACATTAGCAGCTAATGCTAGAACTTCTTTTACTGTAAACAATGATTTGGTTGTTGCAGGATCAAGAATTTTAGTATCTGTTGAATATGATGAAGCAGCAACTGGTATTCCAGTAGTAGGTGTTGCTGATATTGCAGCAGGATCATTCAAAGTAGTACTTAGTAATGGTGCTGGTGTAGCTGCATTAAACAATGTAGTTAAAGTACACTATATTATTCTTAACTAATTATGTTAAACAACCTTACTAACTTATTTAATCTTATCAGAACTAGAATGGTGAAGACCGTTTTAGAAGATGGTGATTTGTTTGTGGTTGGAACAAGAGATACAAGATATGATGGTAGTTATAAACCCGTAGTAGCACCATTAAGTGCTGTTGTTAATTCTGTTATTAACCAGTTACCACCATCACCTCCAGGATTATATGGTCTTTATGCACAAACAGCTAATAGTATTCCTGTTACTGGTACAACTGCAGAAACCTCTTTAATTAATGGGGGTGTAGGTACGTTATCTGTACCGGCTAATGGATTTCAAGTAGGAGATAGTTTTAGAGCTATAATGGCTGGAGTTTTAAATGTAGCCAATAATCAGACTATAAGGATCAAAGTAAAAACAGGTAGTGTAATTCTTTTAGATAGTGGTCTTCAAAATATTACTAATATTACTAATGATGTTTTTTCTTTAAACATTGATTTTACCATTAGACAACTTGGAACAACTGGTGTAGCATCTATAGTTTCATTAGGCACTTTTCATTATGCAAAAACATCAAACACTAGTGTTCAAGGTTTTGCATTTAATGTGGTAAACAATACAACATTTAACACTACTATCCCAAACACCCTTGATATAACAGTACAGTGGGGAAGTAATAATGCTGGAAACAGCATTTTCAGTGATATATTTATTTTAAACAAAACATATTAAGATGTCAGTAGGTAATATAAACTCTTACGGAGATAAGAAAAATAACTTTAACTTTCAGTACAAGGTGCTGCAAGGTATAACATCATTGATCAGTACATTTACTGGAGGAAGTTCTGGTGCTGCTAGAACTACTACAATTATTAGGCCAGCTGCAGCGGGTACTATTCCTGCAGGAGTATTTTCTGTTTCAATTGCTAATGTTGGATCTGGTAACGGAACAGTTAAAGCTACTACATTGAAGCCAGGAGAAGTCATTAATTTAGATGCAGGAGCTATTAACAATACTCTTGATGCAATTGATTATGATGCTACAGGAACAGAATTCCTTATTGCATATGTTGCATAATAATAGGTTATGAAATATATGCGTATATCTAACATTAATCTTTCAACCATGCTTCAGGTATGTCTAATAGTGATGTGCCTGTTTTTGCTTTTGAGAAAACCTACACAGGTTTATCCAGTAACTAAGCAAAAAACAATTGAAAGAAGAATTGAAGGTAAGGAGACCCTTATTAAGGAACAAGGTAAAGTAATTGACAACAGTAAGTCAATTATTGCTGAACTTAATAATGGTCTTTTTGATTTACAGTCACAACTAGATGGAGTAAAGAATGCTAGAGACACCTTCAATATTGTCCAGATTCAGGACACAATGATCCATGTACTTTACAAAAGGGATAAAGAAAAGGATGTTATTATAGCATCTCAGGATACTATTATTCATGCTCAGAGATATATTATTAATTCTAAGGATACAATCATTTCAGTTTTAGAATTAGATATCAAAAAAATTAAGAGACAAAGAAATTGGTCTTTTATACTTAATGCAATACTTACCGGTGGATTAATATTAAAATAGATGGATACTACATTAACAATAATACTGTTTATAGCAGGTACAATATTAGCAGTCTTTGGATTTTTTTTAAAGAATGTATACAATGATGCAAGAAAAGATATAGATCTTTTGTTGGATAGTGATAACAAAAGAGCTGAAGACTTAGGTAAACTTAAAGGTAAAATTGAGTTGGTAGAACAAGAGGCAAGATTAAAATATCAAGCTATCCAAGAACAAACCCAGTTAGAAATTAAAAATCTAGCAAAGAATGTAGGAGATTTAGCAGATACAGTAAGACAATTGATAAGTAAGTAATGAAAAATCTCCCAAAAGAAGAATTATTAAGTAGACTTGAAGCAATTAATAGAAGCAACGCTATTATTTATTTTGACCTTGGTGGTATCATTACAGGGGTTAATGACATTTTTCTGGAAGCAATGGGTTATGGCAAAGGTAATCATGAAGATATCATTGGCAAACATCATAGCATTTTTGTATGTGATGATTACTCAAGATCACTTGAGTATGAAAAGTTTTGGGACATCTTAAGAAGTGGTAGATATTATACAGGAGAATTTGAAAGAAGAAAAAAAGATGGAAGTCTTATCAATCTTCAAGCAACATATAATCCTATTCTTAATGAAGATGGCAAGATTACCAAGATAATGAAAATTGCTACTGATATAAGTATAATTGTCAATAGCAAAAAACAAATAGATGCCATTAACAGAAGCACTGCTCTAATTAGTTTTAACGTTGATGGATTTATAACAGATGTGAATTCTATATTCTTAGAAACCATGGGTTATAAAGGCAATGAAAAAGCTAAAGTTGTTGGAAAGCATCACAGTGTTTTTGTGAGTTATGAGTATTCTAAGTCTGATGAGTATGCTAAGTTCTGGGAAAGCTTAAGAAAAGGCAAGTACTTTGATGGAATCTTTGAAAGAAAAAAGGTAGATGGTTCTACTGTTTATCTTCAAGCATCTTACAATCCTGTATTTGACAGTAAAGGAAATATTACAGATGTAGTTAAAATTGCAACTGATGTTACTGAAGCTATTACTAATAAGGCAAAAATAGATGACCTTACAAAAAACTTGCAAATTGAACTTGCTAATTCTCAAAAACTTAAGAATGCAATAGAGATAGAAAAAGATGCAGCTTTAAATGACTTAGATGTAATGATGAAAAAAAGTCAAAGTGAGCTGATAAAAATAATTGTCAAAGTTGCGTTGTCTGTTATAGTAGGAGTTGGGGTTGTGACAACTGTATTATACTGGGTTGCTATTATTACAGATCAAGACACGCAAATTATTGGATCAACATGGAGTAACATGTTTAGTGTATTATTAACAAATGCCTTTTCTATAGTTGGTACAATCATGGGTATCAAGTATGCTACTCAGGAAGGCAGTAAAGAAAAAAAGTAAGATTATGAAAAAGTTTTTTAGAGAGTTAATTTCAGATGATAATAGTATTAATGAGCAAGCATTTGTAGGAGTAGTATCATTCTTTGCAATGGTATTTGTACTATTAATAGATGTAATTACAGGTATTATTGGTAATGAACTTATTATAAAAGAATTTATCTTTGATGGATTTATGTTACTTACCTTAGGTGCATTTGGTATTACAACTGCAGGAAGAATACTTAAACTTAAGAAAAAAGCAGAAAAAGATGAAAATAACTAAAACAGGAAAAGCAGGAATTGAAATGATTAAAACATTTGAAGGGTTTAGATCAGCTCCTTATAAATGTTCCGCAGGTGTCCCTACAATTGGGTATGGAGCTACTTTTTACCCAGGTGGTAAAAAAGTAACAATGACAGACCCATCTATAACAGAAGAAAAAGCTGTTGAACTGTTAGCAAATATGCTTGTAAGCTTTGAGAAATATGTAGATAGCTACTGTAGAGATGACATTAATCAGAATCAGTTTGATGCATTAGTATCATTTGCATATAACTTAGGACCAGCAAACTTGAAGTCTTCTACTTTATTAAAGAAAGTAAATGCAAACCCAGAAGATGAAACTATAGCTGCTGAGTTTATGAAATGGGTAAAGGCCGGTGGTAAAACATTAAAAGGTCTTGTAAGAAGAAGAGAAGCAGAATCACAATTATATTTTAAAAAATAGAAACTATGCAATTAAGTAAGAATTTAGCATTGGCTGAAGTAATAAGATCAGAAACAGCTAAAAGAAAAGGGATTAGTAATATGCCTACACCAGAGCATATTGAAAACTTTAAATTATTGGCTGAGAGAGTTTTTCAACCAATCCGTGACCATTTTGGTGTTCCTATCCGCATTAGTTCAGGATACCGTTCTGCTGCTTTAAATAAAGCTATTGGAGGTGCAGGTAAAACAGTTAATGGTGTTTATGTCCCATCATCACAGCATTGCACTGGAGAAGCTATTGATATTGACATGGATGGCACATCAATAACAAATGCAGCTATCTTTAACTTTATTAAAGATAACTTAGAATTTGACCAGCTTATTTGGGAATTTGGAACAGATACTAATCCTGACTGGGTTCATGTATCTTATGAATCTACAGGTAAGCAACGTAAACAAATTCTTAAAGCTAAAAAATCTGGTAGTAAAACTACATATGTACCATACAAATAACCAACTATGAAATTTAGAAACAGCTGGAATACTTACAGCAAACAATGGGATAAATTAAATATCAAGTTGAGAATTTCTTTTATTGATATATTAGCAATTGAAGTAGATGTCTCAAGAGACTTTTATTTATTTACAATATTAAACTTAACTCTTAAAAACAGGTAATCATGATACATAGTAAAAATCAAATGATCAGATCCATGAAGAGCTATGAAGTAGGAGGGTCATCAGATGACTCTTGTATGGAAACAGTAATGGTTGATGGTAAACCAAAAAGAAGAAGAAAAAAGAAATGCGGTGCAGGTAAAACAAAGAGAGTTTTTTCAGCTGGAGAAATTGGAAAGACTGCTGCTAAAGTAGCCGCTGGAACAGCAGCCTTGATAGGTGGTATAAAACTTGATAAAAAGTATGGTCTTGTTGATAAAGCTAAAAAAGCATTAGGTATGAAGAAAGGTGGAACTGTAAAAAGAACTGCTAAGAAAAAGTAATATTACTTAAACTACTATGATCCAGGTACTTTCTGTGCCTGGATTTTTTTATTTAAACAATATACATTTAAACTTATTTTGTATATTTGTTGTAAACCAATAAATAATTTATCATGGAAAACCAACAAGAAAGAGAATTGACAGCTGAAGAATTAGCTGCTCAAAAAGAACAAATGTTTCAGTTTTATACGGAATCATTACCTTATTTAGAAGCACAACTTAAGTATGAAGATGTACTTATGAAAATTGATGAGGTTAGATTTAAAAGAACCAGTATTCAAATGCAATATGCAATGATGGCTCAAGCTCAACAAGAAGCAGAGTTAGAAGAAGAAGGTTCAGATCATGATGTTGATAATCAACCTAATACACCTAAACAAAGTAAAAGAAGGCTTAGAAAAGAATAACAATGGCTATAGTAAATCAAGTACAGAAGCGTGTAAGAATGCCCAAATGGGATATAGTTAAATTTCAAATTTTGACTCATTGTTATATTAATAAGATTACAATGAGTGATTCAGATCTTAATTGCTTGACTTTACTAAGTTTTAATCAACCCATTGAATTGACTCATTTTTGTCAAGATGCGTCAGTAGATGAAGAATGGATTTTTAAATCTCCACAAACTGTTAGAAATTGCATTAACAAAGCAGAAAAAAATAATTTAGTAATTAAAGATTTAGATAATAAAAAATTAATCAAATTAAATCCTAATTTAAAAATTATAACAGACGGTACTATATTATTAGATTATAAATTTTTAGGTAATGAAACCAAAGAAGTCTAGTGAACTATATAAACAAGTATCTGAAGATTTAAATATTGATCAAGACTTAGTAGAATCTTTAATAGAGTTTTATTATAAAGATGTAAGAAAATTACTTACTAATTTATCATATCCAAGAATAAATATAGATGGATTAGGTCATTTTGTTTCAAGACATGGTATAGTTAATAAAGCAATTGATAGAATTAGTAAAGGATTAGAAAATCATGATACATCAACATTCAAAGCTTATCATAATAAAAAAGCAATGGAAATTAAACTAAATCTTTTAGAAAGTTTAAAAAAGAAAATTGATGTTGAATTTACCAGAAAAATAGAATTTTTAAAAACCAAAAATAATGAAAGCAGCACTCAGAGCAATTTGGGAAAACAAAAGTAAAATCCTTGAAGGCATTAAAAACTCAGTAATTAGAGATGAGTTTGTAGAAGATGTGGCCCGCATGAGATTTGATGTTTGTGATGAATGCCAAAGCAAAGGAAAGAAATGTGCAGTAAAGGGTACAGCACCATGTTGTAATGAATGTGGATGCTCATTAGCTTTTAAGACCAGATCTCTTTCTTCAGACTGTCCTCTTGGTAAATGGCAAGCAATTGCTACAGAAGAAGAAGAAGATAAACTAGATGCACTATGAGTATAGTATTTAATGCAGATGATCACAGTTATGTTAGTGTAGATCCAAATGATCAGATCAAATGGACTAGTGTAACAACATTGGTATCTAGTTTAAAGAAACCTTTTGATGCAAAGAAAGTAGCAGAAAGAGTAACTAAAAACAAGAAATCAAAATGGTATGATATTGATCCTAAAACT